TCATAATCCATCTGTCTCCATCCAGTTCCACGATTTTTAGCAATTTCTCTAAATTGAGCACGAATTCCATTAGTCACCGCAGTAAATCCAGATACAGAACTTAATTTATCTCCAGTTGTAGCAGTAAAATCTTTTATTTGACCTGAATTACCTTGAGTATAATTAGACTCACTAGTATCATATAAAACTTGTTGCTGATGTTCCGGATGTTCCACTGGTTCCAGAACTTCCAGCTTTTCCACTGGTTCCTGAACTTCCACTGGTTGCTGATGTTCCGGATGTTCCACTGGTTCCCGAACTTCCCGATGTTCCAGATGTCCCACTAGTTCCAGATGTTGCTGATGTTCCACTAGTACCTGATGTTCCAGAACTTCCAGCTTTTCCACTGGTTCCTGAACTTCCACTTGTTGCTGATGTTCCGGATGTTCCACTACTACCTGATGTTGCTGATGTTCCACTAGTACCCGAACTTCCCGATGTTGCCGTTCCGGATGTTCCACTGGTTCCCGAACTTCCCGATGTTGCTGATGTTCCACTGGTTCCCGAACTTCCCGATGTTGCTGATGTTCCACTGGTTCCCGAACTTCCCGATGTTGCTGATGTTCCGGATGTTCCACTACTTCCATCTTGACCGGATGTTCCACTACTTCCATCTTGACCAGATGTTCCACTGGTTCCATCTTGACCGGATGTTCCACTACTTCCATCTTGACCGGATGTTCCACTACTTCCATCTTGACCGGATGTTCCACTGGTTCCCGATGTTGCTGATGTTCCACTAGTTCCCGATGTTGCTGATGTTCCACTGGTTCCTGAACTTCCACTTGTTGCTGATGTTCCACTAGTTCCATTATTTCCATCTTGACCATCTTGACCAGATGTTCCACTGGTTCCATCTTGGCCTGATGTTCCACTAGTTCCATCTTGACCGGATGTTCCACTACTTCCATCTTGACCAGATGTTCCACTGGTTCCCGATGTTGCTGATGTTCCACTAGTTCCCGATGTTGCTGATGTTCCACTGGTTCCCGAACTTCCACTTGTTGCTGATGTTCCACTAGTTCCATTACTTCCATCTTGACCATCTTGACCAGATGTTCCACTGGTTCCATCTTGACCAGATGTTCCACTGGTTCCATCTTGACCTGATGTTCCACTGGTTCCTGAACTTCCATCTTGACCGGATGTTCCACTACTTCCATCTTGACCAGATGTTCCACTACTTCCATCTTGACCAGATGTTCCACTGGTCCCATCTTGACCTGATGTTCCACTAGTTCCATCTTGACCAGATGTTCCACTAGTTCCATTTTGACCAGATGTTCCACTGGTTCCATCTTGACCAGATGTTCCACTGGTTCCCGATGTTGCCGATGTTCCACTGGTTCCTGAACTTCCACTCGTTCCCGATGTTGCCGATGTTCCACTGGTTCCTGAACTTCCACTCGTTGCTGATGTTCCGGATATTCCACTACTTCCATCTTGACCATCTTGACCAGATGTTCCACTGGTCCCATCTTGACCTGATGTTCCACTGGTCCCATCTTGACCTGATGTTCCACTGGTCCCATCTTGACCTGATGTTCCACTGGTTCCATCATAACCAGAACTTCCAGTTTCACCACTTGTTCCATGGCTACCTTTTTTACCATCGATACCATTTCTACCAGTTTTACCCGAACTTCCACTAGTTCCAGAGCTTCCACCAGTCCCTGAACTTCCACCAGTTCCTGAACTTCCACTAAAACCGGAAGAACCATAAAAAATTCCATCAACACCAGATGAACCAGATGTACCAGATGTACCAGATGTACCAGATGTTATTCCACTAGTAATCCCAGAAAAATACAATTGATTAACATACAAAACTGTGGCTGCAGAATTAGAATCAAAAAATGTTGGATGAGATAAATCTAATTTTATTTGTTTGATACTATGATCTTCTAATTGTTTACCTTTTTCATTAGGTTCTCTCCATTGCATTTTATCTAAGATTTTTATTTTATATATTAAATTTTAAAATGAAAATAATAGATATTAGATACTTTATATTATTCAAAATCTAAATATTTCAATTTTATATCAAATATTCAAAATCTAAATAATCAGTACTATCTAAATCAAAACCAGCAACTGAACCTATCCAATATAAAAAATCACCAATTTGAACATCACCATCATTAACTCTAGCTTTTGTTGGATCACCATTATCCGTAGATGATGTAAAATAACAACCAGTATGAATTCCATCTGGTATCCCAGCGTGAACAAAACTACCATTATTAACCATGATTTTAATCTTAGATTTAGGAATCTGTAAAACAGGTGTACTTAAAGCTAACTGATTATTAATTCCGGGTGTTAAATCTCTACACATCATATTTACATTTAATGTGTTAAATTTACACCATTGATTGGGATCTAATTTACCTGTTGAATCTAAAATTGATTTTCTAACCAAATCTAATTTTTCCAAAGCGGATTGTGCGATAATTCTAGATTCAAAACTAAGCATTATATCATTTTGATTTGTTATTTTAATTATAACACAATTATTTTTAACAAACCAATGTGATAAATCAACTATAATACTATATTTAAAATTATTATTTTTATCATATATAAAAATCCTTTTATCATCACCAGTTGGAATTGATAAAAAATTATCTAAATTATAATCGTATAACATTATTCAATTTTATTAATTTTTAAAAAAGGCGGGAGTGGAATATTCGTAACCACTCCGAAGAGGCTACGAATAATAAAAACAACACCACAAAGGCAATATTCTCACCCCCCCCACCAAGAATCTTTATGTAGACCATCTACCAGTTCCAAACATTTTTACATCAATTTCATTCCAAAAATATTTTATAATATTTCCATTTCCACCACTTCTACCATATCTTAAATAAACAATATCACTTAAAGGTCCTATTATTTTGGGATTTTTATCTGTTATATTAGGATTATCTATAACAACCGCGAATCTAAGTGCTAAACTCATACTGTCCCTTTTTCCTGTTATTTTAATTTTCATTTCACTATAATCTAAATTATCCGATAACTTAATCCAAGTTCCACCACTATTTCCATAAATATATTCATATGGGTCTAAAGGAATTATTTGTTTATAACTACTACCAGTTGCAATAAGAGTAAATTCGGTATGTATTCCACTAGATTGAATTTCGGGAACTCTACATTTTATAGATCCCGAATAATAAGAACTACCGGGAAATTTAATACCATTTAAATGGGGTTCGTGTGTCCATTTTGTATGTTTCATTTTCCAATCTGAATCCTTAATTTCTCTAATATAATTTTTTCTTCTAAATGTCCAAATTTCTGGATTATAATCCAGAAAATTAGTATCTGCAGATTCCCAATATCCTCTTAATGTATCTGTTTTTTTAACTATAGAACCGTCCAATGTATAAAAACCAGTATCTAATTTTAATTGTGGTATAATTATTGATGTCGAACTACCACCACTTCCAGATTTAGTATATGTTAATACAATATTATCATCTTGAACAAAAAATTCATTGTCATCAGCATAAATTATTTCTATATCAAACGTAACATATTTCGATATTATACCATGATCCGTTAATCCCAAAATTTTATAAATACAAAAAATAGCAGTATCATTTTCTTTAAACAATCTAAAATATGATGATGTATTACTACTAATACTTCTTAACCATGTATCAACAAAACTTCCATTTAAATTTCTATAATCCACAATCAATTTATTTGCTAATGATGGTAATGAATTATTTAATTTTAAATAACCAGATCCGGGTGATGTTAATGTATTATCATTATTAAATTTATATAAAATACTATTTCCGCCGAAACCACCATAACCAAATCCCGATATTCCTGACGAACCCGATGTTCCAGATGTACCAGTATAACCAGTTAAATCATAAACCAAATCATATAAACTATTTAATTTTACTCTTACGGGATTTCCTTTTTCACCATCACTAATCCAATCAGACATTATATAATTTTATTTTTTAATCAACCCAAACACCAAGATCTAGCCAAATACCTGTATCGAACCAATATCCTGTTGATATAATACCCAATATTTCAGTATAAATACTGACATAAAAATGATATGATATTGTATTACAAGCTAAATCTGTAATACTAAATACTACATCATAAACACCAACATCAGTTATCGCTGATGTTGGAACCAAATCGTTTAATGCATTAATTGTTACCGAAACATCTAATTTATCTATAATACCATCCATATTATCAATGACACCAGAAATAAATATATTTTTTAAATCTGTATGACTATATGTTGTACCACTTGGTAAAAGATATAATGTGGTCACACCACTTGTTATTCCAGTTGTGGTTCCTGTTAAAATGGTATTAAAAGAAATCACTGGTGGTGTAATATCAAGAGTTGGTTGCAATGGTGTTAATATTCGATATCTATTTGACATCATAACCCAGTTAATACGAGAATTTGCTTGACAACAATTATATGCACTTAAAAATGATAATCTAACTTTTTCTTCTGTATCTAAACCAATTAATAAAGTTAAAGGGTCTATTTTTGCAATACTTCTGATATTAGTATATGGAATAATAATAAGAGTTCTTCCATCTGTATCAATAACTTTCAATTCTGTTGAACCAGTTGATGTTGGTATAATATAACCAATAGAATCTGATATAATTGAATTATAATAAAGACCACTAAATGAACTTGTTTGTTTAAATTGATTTAAATTAGTTAAACTATCTTGTTCCAAATTGGCCATTAATACTTCCAAATAAACTTTATTTTTTGTACTAGGATTATTAAAATAAATTTGTGGAATTCGTTTTACACTATTTCCAGATAAAATCATTATTTGTCCCATTTGTCTCACCTTAGTATCATCACTAAAATAATATTCAATATATTGTTCCGTTTCAACAGCCCAATTTGGATCCATTGGAATATATTTAGCTCTAACCATTAAAAATGTTATATTATTACCTAAAAATCCATATAACATTGGTTGATCGGAAGCTGATGGATTTAAAATTAATTGTGAAAGTGTATAATTTTCATATTTAATTTCCAATCCATCAAGATTCATCTTTCCTTTTAAATTTGGACCTTCAACTACTATCATAGCACATTCATACGGTTTAATTAATTTATCCGCTTGATAAAAAAGGTTTGGTTGGATATATGGCATGTTATTTTTTTATTTTTTAATGATTAAATTCAATTTATTTTTCACTTTTTTTACATTTTTTAATGTCTTTACCTTCTTTTTCTTCCTTTTTCCCCTTTTTCTTTTGAATCATTTCTAAAAATTTTGCTCTGGCAGCTTTTTGTTTAGCTGATGATTCATTTAAAGATGTTTCTGTAATTTTTTCACATTTACATTTCTTGAATTTCTTACCACAATCTTTACATCTACCTTTTTTTGGTTCTTCAGAAATTTTTTCTTTATTTTCTAAAATAAAGTTGTTAAATTTTTTAATTTCCATTACTTTTTTATTATTTTTTATCACCGAAAAAGACATCTAATCAATTAGTGGACTATATTGGTGAAAATTAACTTGTATTATCATATCATTCTCATTCTTATTATATATATTTCCTTCTTTATACTTATTTTTCACTTCTTCTATTTCTAACTTAGTATTTTTTGGATCTTTAATGTTAAAAAAGATTCTATGACTACCTAAATTTATATCAAATGGTCTTCCGGGATATTTTATTTCAAAATCTAATTTTGTTTTATCTGTAACAATTAAACAAACCCACTTTTGATTGATAGATTTTTTCCTTTTATTTATAATTTTAAGCCTATCACCATCAACATGAATTCCATCGTCCTTTTTTTCTTCATTTATTTTAATAAATTCATTAAATCTTTTAAGTAACAAAATTTCCAATACTTATTTTTTATATATATTAAAAAATGAAATCAATTTTTCGATGAATTATTTACTTAGTAAAAAATTTGATGAAACATTCACAATAAATTTTATTGGTACTGATATTCTTAATTATCCAACTGGTAATACTTTAAAAATGGTTATTACCTCACCAATTATGGGTGTTAAAAGTTTAGATCAACTTAATATGACGGTTGAAGGAATTAAAAACTATCAATATCTTAAAATCTATTTTAAATATAAAAATGTTCCGGATTCAGATGCGATGAAATGTGGTGATTGCTGGAGTGATTTAATACCATTAACAACAATTTCAACAGGAACAACCACTTCATTTGATTATGAACTAATATTATCCGGTTTTACTTTTAGTCCAACAGTCCCGTTTGATTTTGAATTTTATATTTTTAGAGTGGATGATCCACCTTTTGATAATTATCATCTCAGAACACCAATATACGTTTCAAATATAACATTAACAGGTAAATATGATTTAACATATTCGGATGTTAATGTTGATATATCTGGAACAACACCAATTGTTATTGTTCCAAGAGATATATTTAAAATATTTTCGGTATCGGATTTTCAAATACAAGGATATGGAAATATTGCAAATCTAAATATTAAATATAGAGTTACACAAAACGATGGTAGAACATATTCTGATTGGGAACCACTCACAAAAGAAAATATTTCAACATATAAATTCAATGAACTTCGTTTTGCGAGAATAGAATATTTGATAACACCATATACAGATGATCCGGAACCTGCGCATATAATTGATATTATTATCATTGGTGATTTTCAAAATGTATCAGCAAATTATTTAAAAACAAATAAATATGGTATTCGTCAAGATTGTTTAACAACTTTTTTTAAATCTACTGGTGTAACAGAAATATGTGGGATGAACGTTAGTTCATATGATATAAATAATCCGGTAAATTGGAATACAGTTAAACCATATGGTTCCGCGGTGTCAACATATGATTTGAATTTAGACTTTTACACACAAGGATTGAGTTGTTATTCGATAACCAATAATGTAATGACAAATTTACAAGCCGAAAATGATGCAAATTCGAATAATTTATGGAAACCATATAATATACAATCAATAACTCAATATTATAATACTTTAGCAAATCAAGTTAGCAATTTATTCGCTTGGGATTGTGATTATCATTTAACTGATCCAGATAGAAATGGAACAGATTTCATTTTACACGAATATCAATTGAAAAATATAATAGATGTTAAAACAATTAAGATTATAGTACCCGAAAATAAATTTCCAGACAATCAATTAAAATCTAATGTATTCGCTTTAGATTTATTTGATACTTTTGAAATTCAGATTATGAAAGATGAATTTAAAAATAAATTCGGAATAACAAAAAGACCATCCGAAGATGATATTTTATTTATATGTTCTATTAATCGTTTATTTTATGTTAAAAGCGCAAACATATTCAGAGATGTCATGAATGCGGGTATCTATTACAAAGTCATGTTAGAAAAATACGAACAAAAAGCAAATATTATGAATTTATCAACAGAAAGTAAATTCAAATTGGATACTCTTACTAAAAATACAACTATGGATGAATTATTTGGTAATGAAATAAAAGAAGATGGTGATAAAATAGCGAATAAAGACCAATTCAAACCATTTTCATTTGATCCTATGAGATTTGTTGTTAATAATAAAGTACTAAGAATTAAACAAGATATTTTAAATGGAAATATAAATTTTGCAGTAAATTATTATGATTTTAAAGATACTGTTGGTAAACAATCTGTCATTTTCAAAAAAACAGATAATATTCTAAATGTTTCAGATAATCGTAGTTTTATTACTTGGTTTAATTTTAATAATAGTTGGGATACTTTAAACCCAAGTAGAAACGCTTGGAAATATTATGATATTGAACAAAATACAAATTTTTATTTATTAAATAACTATGATGAAACAACCAAACTTGGTTATAGAATTTGGTATTTCAAAAAAGATATCAATTTTCAAATCAATAATCAATTTTATAAATTAAAAAATGTTAATTTATTAACAAATATTTGGTATGGTTTGGTTATTATATTAGATCAAAGACAAAAAATATTGGAAATAAAATTATATAGTAGAGATAATGATTATAATATAACTTTTATGGAACCAAATAGTTTTCAAGTTCAAACAATATCTTGGATGGATACAACAGGTTATACATATTTAATAAATGCCGGATTTAAACCAGTTAATAACACCGAATTACATTCACTTTCAACCATATTTAAAACAATAAAAGAAACATTTTATGATATTGAACCGGAAAATTATATCCATGACATCGATCTTTATGTTTTGGGTTCTAATATTAAATATACTAATTTAAGAATATTTAATGATGTTATTCCAACAGATGAAATAAATAATACATTAAATCAAAATATTATTACAAACGCTGATAAATTAATATTGGCTGATAACGCTGATAAAAATATTTATACTGAAAATTTTGTTAATTTAAACTGGACATAAAAAAATTTTAAAAAAATTTCAAAAGAAATCCACGACATCTTATACGAAGAATTCAAAACAAAATTAGACATAATAAAATATGAAATATTTGAAATTATACGAAGAATTCAAAACAAAATTAGACATAATAAAAATTATGAATAGTTATCTGGAATGTGCTATATGGACGGAAGAAGAAAGGTTGGATGATGAAAATAATTCTGAATATAGTGATGAAATAAAACAATTTATTCCGGAAGCTGATTTAAATATTCATAATTTTTCAGATGATTCGAAAATAAAAGCATATCAAGACATCAAATTATTTTTAGAATATGCAGGTGATGCAGTTAATGGTATAGACGAAGATCAATTGGGTCACGATATTTGGTTAACCAGAAATCATCATGGTGCTGGATTTTTTGATAGGGGATATGACGATGATATCGAAAAAATTTTAATGGACTCTGCACATAAATTGGGTGAAATGGATATTTATTTGGGTGATGATGGTATATTATATTTTGGAAATGAAGAATAAACATTTCAATTATTTTTTCATATAAATTTAATGATTAAAAAGTTCAATACATTTAAACAAAAAACACTCAAGTACTTTATTTTTGATATAGATAATAATTTACTCCATATGTCAACTCCCATTCATATTGATGTTTTAAAAAATGGTAAATGGGTTCCGAAAGATGTTTTACCAGAAGAATTTGCAAAAATAAGAAAACAAAAAGGGTGGAGAAGAAGAAATAATGATTTAAAATTAACATTTCAAGAATTTAGAGATACTGGTCCAAGGGGGGATAAAGCTTTTTTGGAAGATGCAAAATCAGCAATTAAAAATAGTAATTTTGGTCCAAGTTTTAAAGATTTCATAAATACTATTGTTAACGGAAATGTTTTTCTTATAATTACAGCAAGAGGTCACGAACCAGAAACAATTAAAAAATTTGTAAAATGGTTGATTTGTAATTATTTAACTCAAGAACAAAGGGATAAAATGTCAAAAAATTTGGAAAAATTTCAAAAATTATTTAATTCTAAAGATGCAACGATTTGTTCCTATTTGGACACTTGTGAATTTATTGGTATTATGTCTAAATATTTTAGAAATAGATTTGGGTTTGATTTTGAAATTACACAAAAAGTAGAATATGGAAAAGAAATAGCTATTGATGCTTTTTTAACAAGATTACAAAATTTTGCCACAAGAGTTGGTGCTAAATTAAAAGTTGGATTTTCGGATGATGATGAAAATACCGTAAAACATATGACAGACTTCTTTAAGGAAAAAGATTTGGATGTCGCTGTCGATTATTATATTTTCAATACTGCAAATAAGGGTAAAGAAAGAATTAAGATTTAAAAATTAAATTTAATATATAGTTAAAAATAATTTAACTTTATGAAACATATATTTGAATTTTTAGAATTTTTAAATGAATCTGATTTATCAAACAAAGAACCTTGGAGTAAAGAATATCTTTTATTATCATAAATTCGGACTAAAAAAATTAGGTATTCAAGATGAAACTGAATTATCCCATATAATGAACGTATCAATAGGTTCAATTCAAATGCATATTCGTCAATATATTGGAATTGAAAATAAATATGGTAAAACAGATTTAGCTGGTTTGGGAAAAGAGGGAAAAATTATGTGGAAAATTTTTAGTGAATATGACAATTCATCAGAAGAAGAAATTCGTGAAGATGTTCTTGATATTTTATATTCATTGAAAAAAAGAGGACAAAATAATAAATATTTTAGATTAGCAGATAAAGAAAGAACAAAGGCTGAAATAAAAGCTGAAAATCTAAAATTAAAAGCTGAATTAGAAACAATTATAAAAAATTATATTTTTGAAGAAGGTGAAATTGTTACATTACATAACGCAAAATCTCCAAGTGATCCATTTGAAATTAGAATTACAAAAGGTGGGAAATCACCATATTATAATAGATTTGATAGAAATACTGAATTTGAATTTGGTCCATTAAACAATAAAATTTTTGATATTATTTATCCACATAAATTAGATAAAAAATATTTCAATATAAAAATAGATTTAATTTAAGATATAATTTCAATTTTTAAAATATCCGAATAAAATGTATCAAACACTAATATTTCTTTTTCTGATTGATTGTCATAACATCTTTTGTTATTGGGTTTGATTTTAATGAAACAAATAGAAGATGTTTTAGAAATTAACATTTAAACAATTCAAAATTAATAACATATAAGAATAAAAAATTATTTATGAAATTTAATGAGATTTGGACAAAAGAAGTAAATGATAAATATCGTCAAATGATTAAAGAAAAAAAATCAACGGATGAAATAAGAGAGTATTTTGGTAATAAAATGAATTATCACCCAGAACAAAAATTTAAACATGGAATTCTTACATATGATAGATATATGTGTCTAATAAATGAAATAAAATTTTATCCAAATTATATTGATTTCGGTTTTAATTATTTTAAGTCGTTAAGATTTTCAAATGGAAAAGATATTAGATGTTTTTTTACTGTGAATGATATAGATTATATTTTAGTATTAGAATATTTGATAGAAGATAATGAATTATTTCATAATGAAGTTGTTTATAATATATTTTTTACAACTAAAAAACAATATGATAATTTTGAAAAAGAATTATCAAAATTAAAATTAGAAGATTATGAAAAAGAGTTTTTAAAATTACAAAATATTGTTGAAAAAGAAACAAAATTGGGTGATACTATCAAAATATTTAATGCTTTATCGTATATTTTGTTAAAAATGATAGATGAGTTGGTCAATCCCATTTACATGATTTCAGACACAAACAACCCCCAAAAAATAAAATTTTATAATAAATCTATTAAAGATTCCTTTAAAGATAAATATGATTTATTAATTGGCAAAAGTAAATTCTTCCCAGATTCAAATACATATTATTATGTCATTAAAAAATAATTTTATTTTTTAATATATAACCATATGGTAAAAGACTTCTTGACATATATAAAAGAGAATAATCAAAATCACCCAATAGATGGTCGTTTTGGTTTTTACATGTTTTTGCATACATTGGATGAATTAAATTTTTCTTTTGTTAAAACTAGTAATTATTTAAATACTGGAAATTTTCTTTATTTTTTCAGAACCGAAATAATTAAAAAACCAATTGATATATCAGATGCTTTTGAATTTAAAGACTCAAATATTAATACATTTAATATTTATGAAAAAATAAATACCGAAAGATTATCTTTTTATTTTGGTATTAGAAATAATATGATCGAATATGGTTTTTACAATGATATGACAGACATAATTTATAAAACCGGACAATTTGAAGTGAAAGATAAAGAAGTGAGAAGTATAAAATCTTATAAATGTCTAATATTAATTAATGGGGTTCTGTCGGAAACAAATACCAGAACATTAAAAATATTACAAGAAGTTAAAAAGGATTTAAAAAATCTATTTCAAGATAAAAAAAGTAAAACTATTACAATAATCACAACACAAAGACTTCGAAAAATTATTTCGAAAGATCAATTGAAAGAAGAAAAAGATTTAGACAAATATTTTACCGATTGGTGTAATAAATTTCCTTGGGGTAAAAAAGTTGAATCTTATATAGATGATTCGGAAGATGATATTTCATTCTACATAAAAATAAAACCGAAGAACAATGAACCATCTATTGTATTATAAAAATTTCTTAAATGAACAAACCAAATATACTGTTGGACCATTATTTCATGGCGGTTCCACCAAATTTGAACTCTTTGATTTCAATAAATTAGGTAAGGATGGTCATCTTTTGAGTTTTTTGGGTTGTCATTTTTCTGAAGATGAAATTGTTGCTGAAAGATTTATGAACCCACCAGATTATGTTATTTATGAAGTTGAATTAAAAGTTAACAAACCATTAATAATTAAAGAGGGTGATTTAGTTAGAAATATGTTAAAATTTGGTGTTGAAAATAATATAATAAATAAATATATTTTTAACCGACAAAATAGAATTTTTGATGAAATTTTAAAATTACCTTATTATGAAATATCACAAGAAACGATATCTCATAAATTGTTATATTTAAAATCCGAAGATTCTAAAAAAATATCTTTGTCATATAAAGATTATTTAATTAAACAAGGTTATGATTCAATTAAATATGAAAATGAAATAGAATTACCTGAAATTGATAGATTCGATTGGATTGCATTCAATGAAAATCAAATAAAAATAATCCACGTATGGGATCAAAAACCAATGTTAAATCCATGATAACCAATTTCCAAATATTTGAAAAAAACGAATCAATTCCCCATTTGTATCATGGTTCCAGACATTTATTTAATAAATTTAATCAGAATGAACTGGGAAAAGATAATCATTTGTTGAGTTATCTTGGTTATCATTTTACACCAAATAAAGATGTGGCAAATAAATTTGCAAAAAAACCTGATAAGGTTATTTATGAAGTAGAAATAACCGTTAATAAAACATTAAAAATAAATGAAGGTGATTTAGTTAGAAATATGTTAAAGTGGGGAGATGAAACTGGTCTTTTAAATATAAAAACAGAAGAATTGGATGAATTGTTAAAACTCCCATATCATACAATATCCATGAATGAAGATTCTATTGTTGATGAAATGTTGGATAATAATATTGTTGAAAATAAAACACTATCTTTTTATTATAAATCTTATTTAAAAATGGAAGGTTATGATTCTATTGAATATTTGAATGAAATTGAATATTATGGTGATAAACCAGATAGATATGATTGGATTGTTTTTGATAGTAATCAAATAAAAATAATTGATATTATCAAATATTAAGTGAATAATAAGTATTTTTCTTATGCAAAACATCACAAAAAGTTATACTGGTATTATCGTTTATATTAATAGTTGTTATATCATTAACTGGATTATGTCCACAAATTTGTCTTGTGTTTTTTAGTGGTTTTTTTTCCATCAATCTTTTATCACACCATAATGGTCCTCCAACTTTTTTATAACCACCACGATAATGATCGACATCAAATACACAATCTATACGTTGATTAAATGCATTATTGATTTGGTCAGCAACACTTAAATCATCCCACCCCATATCTTTGATAGCTTTGGTGAAAACATGAAAATACCAATCAAAGTGAATTCCAGAATGGGAAAAAATATAATTTTCTATTTGAAATGCAACTTGAAAAAGATTTTCATTTTTTTTAAAAATTTCATATATATCATAATGCATTTCAGATCGAAATCCACTAATTGCAGTTTTTAACGGTAACCAAGGTTTATTTAAATAATATTCAATATCGTGATTACCCCAAAGCAAAATAACATTATTAGGATATAAAGTTTTGAATCTAATGATTTCTAAAAGATTTTCACGAATAGTTTCATTACTTTCAGTAAACGAATCCGTATAATCACCAAGAAAAATAAACAAATCATAATCGGGTTCAAATGGTGCATAACCAGCTGTACCAATTTCTGCTGTAAGTAAAAATTTAATATCAGCAAATGTTTTCCAAATAGTTCTGCCGTGCAAATCTCCAATAGTTAAAATTTTTTTCATAATATAAAGATATATAAAAATTATTGAGATAAAAAAATTAATATATAAGAAAAATTAAAGAAATGGATAAAATTTTAACATATAGTGAATTCATTAAAGAAGATTATCGTAATGTTGGTTACGGTAGTAATAGTAGTGGATTTAATAACAATCCAACACAATTATCTAATGGTAATACCATCATAGATGTGATTGGACACCCCACAGGTGATAAACATTTGTTAGGACTTGTACCAATTAATGTTAAAAGTGATTTTTTTTCCGGTGATAAGAAAAAGAAAGATAAATTAAAAAGAATAGATAAGTGGAGATTTAGAGTGTCTAAAAATCTTAGTGATTCAGATAAAAAATCTGAAAAACCTTTAATGAAAAAATGAAAAATTTAAAAACTTTTGAAAATTTTAAACAATTAGAGGGTGTCGCGGATAAATATGCACAAAGAGAATTTAATATACCTGATACTACGAATAAATACATCAATGAAGATGAAGAAGAAAAACCTTTTGGTTATGTTAATGGGTCTGGTTTTAATGACATTCGATATTCAACACCTGTTTATAAAAATCCAAAATCATTGGATAATTTCGAACCGAATGTTAGAGTGATAGTTGATATTGATGGAAATTTATATGTTGCAAAGGAAGATAATCCGTTTTCTCATGGATGGATGAACAAAGAAATTAAATTAACAAATAATAATATTTATGATGATCCAAATTTCCTTTTATTGAATAGAATTGAAGAAACTAATGACTTTGGTTTCAGTTCAAGTGGATATAGAAGAATTGAAGGTAAATCAAAATCAAATATTGACAAAATTATTATTGATATATTGAAGAAAGTAAAGAAGAAAAATTCAAATTTTGATTTTTATATTTCGAAGGCTTCTCCAAGATTCATAAGTAATAAAAATAAAATTACAATTTAATATTTATTCTGATATTATACAATAGCATAACAAAAATCTTCACAAGTTGAATTTTCATATATATAAACTTCTCTTTTACCTATTGTACATTGTTTTTCTAAATTTTTTAAAAAATCGATGATACGATCCGGTGAAAATGACACCGAACCCATATACACCACACTTATTTTCTTTTCACCTTTTATCATTTCACCAGTTTCTTCTGAAACAGAAAAATCATTTTTTTCTATTTCAAATTTTTTATAATTTACAAATTGAATGTTCATAACGATAACTTTTTTCTTATTGTATATCAGAAAAAATTTAATTTTGTTTAATAAATATTTCATTTTTTATTTAAAGATGGAATTTTAAAATGAAATGTGATTGGATTGATTTGTACAATTGTTTAATTTAATGAACAATTAATAAAATTCCTGACAGGACGAACACAAAACTTGTTAGTCTTATTAGTGAAGTTCTGATGTCCACCGACAAAATACTGCACCCAATAGTAAATAGATAAATGTATTGAGGAACTCCAATAGGAATGGGGAAGTAAATTATCAACATTCATTTTATATAATAAATAAATTTGGTTTAGTTCATCTTTAGTCGGTAAACGCCAGTCATTAAAACCACCACCCCTATAATCGGAACATAATTTTTTAGCATTTTCCCAATCAGTCTGACCCAAATCGATTTCAGAAACAATTAATTTTTGTTCCTTGTTAACTAGTAAACCACCATTCATTTTTGATCCAACATCTCCAGATTTGGGTATAAAATTTTCTGGTTTAGATATATCTTGGTCTGAATATATTTCTTTTTCTTTATTTAGATTGAAAGTTCCAAATTTATCCTTTATTTCTTCTAATTCAAAACATTTAATTATATCATATTTCATATTATCAAAATCTTCATCATCTAAATCTATATCTTCATTTTCAAAGGATTCTTTAAATGATTTAGTTATAATCCATTCTTTATCGTTATTAAATAATGATAAATAACTATCAGTATTATAAGAAACAAAAAATTCAAAAAAATCATATACACTTGGAGATTCACTTAAATTATTAAATAGTTCTTCTATGTTATCATAAACTTTTTTACAATAATAGTATATTGGCAATATATCATGACTATGTATATTTGTTTCTTCTTCTATATCAAATAATATATTATCTTCATCTTCATTATTACATAACATCGTAAAGATTTCATTTTCTATTAGAGAAACATCTATTTTTTTATTCTGATAAACACCGTTTAACACATCTTTATCCTTTTCAGATAAAGATTCTATACCATGTTTGTTAATTTTATCTAATATATAATCAATAACAATAATATTTTCATTTACAAATTGATTAAATTTTTTAACTTTATTTGTTTGTTTTTTCATTTTGTTATATTTGTTTCTTTTTTATTATTATATATTAAAATAAAAATTAATATATACTTAAAGAAAAATAATCATTATAAAATGAAAAGAATAAAGAAATTTAAAACATTTATAAACGAAATGTTAAATTATAATCAATTTGATATTGTCCCAGATGAATATTGTAGGGGGTTAAAATCTGGTGATTTATTTAAATTTGACAATCATAATTATATGTATGTTATTGGACAAATAATTTATTTTCAACATAAAAATCCAAAAGAAAATGGATTGGTTGAATATTGGCCTGAAATAACACCAGTTGCTAATCCAAGTATGTTTCCATTGAGTTCAATATCAAAAATTGAAAATGTTGATGACTATAAAATAATCACCTTGAAAAAATCAAATGAGTAAAGAGAAAACAAATATAACAACTAAATTTTCTGAATTTAAAGACGATAAAGTTAAAAAATTCAAAAAAACAATGGAATTCGAACCTTTGTCTGATGATATTACAGCACTACGTGAACTTGAAAATGGTGAAATTGAAAAAATTACAGAACCAATAAAAATTTTACAAATTACAGACATTATTACGGATAAAGAAAGAATTAAAAAACTTGAAGAAGCTATTAGTGGTAGTCCAGTTTTTCAAACAGATTTACAGAAGGAAGTTAAACGTGGAGATTTAATTTATATTGTAGCTTTCATTGTTGATTCAAAATCTACATCATGGACTTCACAAAAGAAACAAGTTGTGTTAAAATGTAGAATATCAGATATTTACAGTGGTTTAAATAAATTAAATTATATAAAATAATGAAACATTTAGAAGAATTTCAATTAATAACCGAATCTGATAATCAAACTTATAAAAAACTTCAGATTGGAAAAGAACAACTGATGGTGAAAAATTAGATATTTTAGATTCATTAGACAATTTAGTAACATTGGTTAAAAAAGAAACGAAATAATTTTTTTATGAACTATAAATATCGTAATTTTGTATCATCAAACTTAAACCAAATGGAAAAAATCGTAAATGATTACCAGACTTTTTTGAAAGAAGAAAGTCAGGTTCAAGAAGTTAGTGATGGCAAGAACATTAAATTGTTTTATACATTAGAAACAAAGAAAATTGAAATTCCAGTTGGTGGTGAAGCCGGTTCGAAATACGATGACAAGAAAGCAACTTTTGATAAGATTATCAAAAGAGTCACAAGAATTTGTAAATTCATTAAAATTCCGGTTCCTATTCTGAAACTCATTGAAACAAAAAAATATTATACTTTTGTTTCATATGGTGATCATAGTATCAATTATTATCGTGAAAATTTTTCAAATGGTAAAAATTATACCGATGATTTATCGGAAATTGAACAAGTAAAATCAACATTAAAAACAAAATTGGATGGAAAAGATAAATCCCCTTGGAAAATCGTTTCCAAAGATGTTGAAGTTTACGATTTAACAATGGTAACAGTCATTAAACCAGAAGATGAATGGATCATTTTAGGAACTTTTGATTACATTGACAATTTATTAAAACCAGCACCCGGACAACAAATTCCGATTGATATGGTCAACATGGAAAAATCAGAATGTGATCACTGTCATAAAAATATTTATCGTAAAAAAACGGTTTTCATTCAAAAAATAAAAGATGGTTCCATTATTAAAGTTGGTGGAACTTGTATCAAAAATTATCTTGGTTACGATTACGAAAAAGTTTTAACATATTTGACAGATATTTCTTTCATTTCTGAAAGTTGGGATAATGATGGTGGTGGTTTTGATGATGATTATGATGGAATGGGTGGTGGTCGTTGGGTAGAAGATACAGTTTCGGTTAATGAAATCATTAGATATTATATTTGGTGGTATAAGAATAGGGGTTATATGTCTAAATCCACAGCGGAAAAGATAAATTCCAAAAAAATGGAAGAGAATCCAAATCCTAATATTAAACTTGTATCATCAACATCTCAATCTGTTCAAGGGGATGTATCATACGCCAATACACCACCAAGAATAAACAATAGGGATGAATATAGTAGTTGGAAAGATTTTTGTAATGATGTATATTATCCAAGATTAGAGACAATTCGTGATAATGATCCACAGATCCAAGATGTAATTGATTATATTGAAGAAAACAAGGAAAATAATTTCTTGTTTAACGCATCAAATTTTATAAAAATGGGTTATGTTAAGACTCGTTTAATTTACTATATTAGTGGAGCTTGTTCTTTTTATTTTGGTAAATTATATGCGAATATTAAACAAGAATCTGAATGGGTTGGGGTTATTGGTGAAAAAATGAAATTGGAAAATCTTGAAATTATTCATATTGGCGGATTTGAAACTCAATATGGTTGGTCTAATGTTTATAAATTAAAAGACCAAAACGGAAACATTTTTACAAAATTTGGAATTATCAATCCTAAATTCGTTGTTAAGAAAAGTAATATGGAAGATACACAAAATATTTATGTTGGTGATATTATATCAGCAATTGCAGAAATCAAAAACCATGATGAATATATGGGTAAGAAACAGACAGTTTTGGGTAGATTATCTAAATTGTAATGAAAAAATCGTTTTATTTTTTAATATATAAAATAAAGTTAAAAAAAAATAAAAACTATGAAAAAATCACTTAAAAATTATAAAACATTCGTAAAAGAAAATTTGAATATTCAAAATAATGACGATGATAATGACGATGATCAAGAATTATCCGATTATGGGGATAAAATTGACTTAGACACCAAATCAACCGATTTTCCAGAAGAAGTTTTAAAATCAGTTGAAAAAATTCTTCAAATGAATTTCGCTGAAGTTAAAAAACCTATTATTAATGGTGATGAAATAACTTTTGGTATAAATGAATCTGATGGTAGATTGGAACCTGAAAATATACTTGAATTAGCGGCAACACCCGATGGTAGTAGAGGATTATTGGGATTTGGTGCTATGAAAAAAAGGAAATATACTGTAACGTTGATTTTGGTCAATAATAATAAAGAAGAATATAAATTAACATATAAAATACTTTATGATTTAAATAAAATGTCAAATAAAAGACCAACCAAATTAAAAGAAATTGAATTTGATGAAGAGGATTTAACACCAGAAGAAATAGAATTGAAAAAAATAGAAAAAAAATCAAAAATTAAAAATTTAGATTTAGATGATGTTTTTAGTCCAACTTATGATTTTCCAGATTAATTATTTTACGATGTGGTGTAAAAAACAATCAAATTTATTATCATCTGAATAAAACAATGAAAAAATAGCGGTATAGGTTTTACTCATATTAAAATCACTCAATTCTAAACCTGATATATCTCTAACATCAATTGATTTTTTAAAAAAATCATTTTCTAAAAATTTAATTTCATCTTTTGTTAATCCACGTTTAAATAAATAAGTGAATGTAATATGTACTCCGTTTCTTGTGTCTATCAGTTTGAATTTCGATTTAAAATCAAAAGTATATAATAATTCGGGGTTTTCATCATCTAAAATATTGTCTAAAATGTCCATAAATATATCTCCTTATTTATTTATAGACAATAAATCAAGATAAGTTTATGATTTCAACATAAAATTACCTTCACTCCACCTTTTATCCGAACATATTTCGTTTAACTGTTCTGATGTGAGATTATTTGGATCCCAACCTTTTTTCTTAGCGTATTCACGTTTGAAAATTTCACGAAGTTCTTCTATATCTCTGTCTGAAATCGTTGCATCTTTAATTAATTTATATTCTTCTTCCATTTTTTATAATTTATTTTTTAATCTTTTAGATTTACTTAAAAAATATTTCCAACCACCAATTTCTTCAAAATCCATATTTTTTATATTTTGAATTTCTTCATTAGAAAAATTACATACTTCTTCAGTTCCATCTTTAAATATGATAAATATAATAGGTTTGAAACTTTTTTCACCAATCAATGATATTTTTTCAACACCGATAGTGTCCAAATATTTTTCTTCTTCCATTTTTATAAATTATTTTTAATCAATATAGATTTTGGATATTAATATTATTCTTGGTGAATAAATATCTGTTGATATGATCGAAATTGATTGAACTAGATTTGAAATATATAAATTTTCTTTTGTTTCTAATTCTTTGTTTATATAATTCACCAATTCTTGTATCACCACACTTTCCATTTTTTCAGCACCCCCAAAACCAACACTTTCTTTCATTGAAATCAATTCATCTGTATTTATTGATATACTAAAACTTTTAGTTGGCATATCTTCAAAACCAATCTTATGATCTTCTTTTAATACAACATTTTTATCTTTTATATTCAATTGTGATAAAATTTTTAAAGAAACAGGTAATAAATTTTGGGCAATATCATTTTCATATTTTTGATAATATTCTGGTGATAAACAATATTCAGCATATTCCACCATAATTTTCTTAATTTTATCATCCGTTACTTTTAAAGCATCTAAAATAGGACTCCATTTTTTAAACATTTGTTCCAATGATTTCTGTTCCATGATTAAACTAATTTGTTTTTTTCTTATATATTACGAAATAATGGTCTAGTTTAAAAATTAAAAAATTGACAAAAACAACATTTTGTCAAAATAATATAAATTAATATAAATTTAATAAGAATAACACACAAAGAAAATATAGAAGATAGAATAGAATGGTTAATGAATTATTTAAAAACAATAAAAAAGCCGAATTAGATTTAAACTATATTATTAATATTGTTCAAGATATATTAAATAAATCACATACCGATTATCAAAAAAAAATTATAAAATTAAGGCCAAACGAACAAAATCCAACAGAAATTTCAATGGCCTGTCCTATTTGTGGGGATAGTCACAATAGACCAAATTTAAAACGTTCTCATCTTTATTTCAAAAACATGTTTATAAAATGTTTTAATGAAGATTCGTGTAGTATGTTTTTTACTAAATGGTGTGATCATTTTGGTGTCCAATTAGACCCGGAAAAGAAAATGGATATTTATGAATATATAAGTCAAAATATATCATTCACAAATAGAGAAGATTTAGTTGTTGAAAATCTAGATAAATTATTAAATGCAAAAGAATTTATGGATTTTTTAAACAACAGACCAAAAAGTTTTTTAACAAAAATATCACCAATTAAAAAAGGTTCTACAGCTTTTGATTATCTAAAAAGTAGAAAAATAACAAATTATAGTAATATTCTTCAGGGAATTTACAATATTACTGATAAATGGAAAGAACCAGTTATTATTATTCTAAATAGAAGTGGAAATAAATTACTTGGGTTTCAATTAAGAAATTTAAAAGATGAAAAAACAAAAAGAATATACAAAGAACATGAATTTGAATATCTTTATAATTATAAAAATCCAAACGAAAAATTAGATGAAATTGAAGCTATTTCATATAATAAATTATCACACCTATTTAATATTTTAAATGTTGATTTCAATAGACCAGTAAATGCTTTCGAAGGATATTTAGATAGTATATTTTTTCCAAATTCAATGTCACTTCTTGGCTTAGATACGGATATTAGCATAATTGATAATGAGAATATCGATTTACGATTTATATTTGATAATGACGGTCCGGGTTTAAGAAAAGCTAAAAAAATGTTAGAACAAGGGAAATGTGTTTTTTTGTGGAAAAAAATGATAGATGAATTATCCAAAGGTGATTATTCATTAAGGCATAATTTAGAAAATATAAAAGATATTAATCAATTAGTTATTTTTTATGATAACCCAAATATTTATTTCGATTTAAATTTGGAACAATATTTTTCCAGAGATAAATTTGATATGATTTATTTAAAAGATGTTCAAAAAAAGAAACCAAACGATAAATCGATAACTGATTTTGATTTTAAACTTTAGTGTTAGAAAACAATATAAACAAAATGGAAGAAATAATTGAAAAATCTTTTTATAACTATTAAAATATCAGTAGTTGGTAGTTGAAAATGCACATAACTATCAATATATAAAAACTTACATTCAATTTAAAAGTATTATTAAAAATAATTTTTATAAAAATGTCAAAAAATGAAACAATTAAATTCGAAATAACACAATCGAATATAAAAACACTGTTAGATAAGATAAAGGATTTAACTAGAATAGATAAACGATTAGTTTTTAAATTCGAAAAGGATAATCTTATTCTTTTTTCTTTTGTTGGTGACACTTTCAAAAATATTTATGCTTTTAAAAGTTACGTTATCAAAAATGAAGATTTAATTGATATTGTAACTGAAATTGAAAACCCAATTGTATTTATAACAAAAGATGGTAAAAAATTATGGCATTATCTAAACAATTTTTCAGATTATAATGGTATAAAATGTGAAATAATGTATAATGAAGAATTTTTCGCTAATTATTTAAAAATAAATAGCGAACAATTAGAAGTTAGAATTATTAGTGGTGATCCTATTACTGTTGGGAAAGAAATAAATTTGGACGATATTAATAAATTGATGAATATTGATGATTCTTTATTTCGATTTAAATTGTCAAGTCAAGAATTTGATAAAATTAAAAAAATGACAACCATTGATGTCAAAGAAAACGACATCATTCAAATTATTATCGAATCAAACATATTATATATCGGTGAAAGTAAATGGAAAATAAAAATATGTGACATTGAACATGAAAATGAAACTTTCACATTCCCAAAAAGATATTTCAATACAATAAACACTTCAACATTTATTGATGTATTTGTTTTTGAAACATTTATATTAACAAAATTTGATGATTATAACCTATTGATAGTTTTAGAAACAAGTATTTAATTTTTTTATTTGAAATATTCATTGTATCTTTGTATTTTAAAATTATAAATATGGATTGGAAACCAGTTAATGATAAGAATAATAAACCAGAAATTGGTAAACTGTATTTTGTTACAATATGGAAAAGTGGGTTTAGTGACGATGACATTAGAGTTGTAACAATTGGTTCAATCAATTATTCACCATTTAAAAAGAAAAATGAATGGGATCACGATGATAGAATGATTGCATATGCTGAACTCCCAGAACCTTACAATAAATAATTATGACAAAAGTGATTATGGAAAAAGAAAAAGAAGAAGAATATCCAACACGACCAACTTACGAATTCACAGAAGATGAATGGACTACCATTTATACTGGGTATATTGTTGAAAGTTCAATATATTCTCATTTAATTCATAGTTCAGAATACGGAAGATTTTGGATACCCAAAGAAAACACAAGATTAAAAAAATAAAATTTATGACAAAATAAGACTTTCTTTCAAAGGTGAATGAAATCTTCAAAGAATCAGATGATTATTATGGAGAAACTATTTTAGATGTAAAATTAGTCGTTTATCTTGATATTAACCAAGTTTGTTTATGGTGTAAACTCGATGAAGGAACAACTGAATCTGATATTAATAAGGATGGTTATATTAATTTTTGTAGATCTGGGTGGTATCAAGTTTCCGATAAAATGAATGAATGGGTTTATAACGCTGTTCAACAAAGAAAAATATCCAAAGAAATGTACGAAATTCCATTTGAATCTTAAAAATTAAAAAAGATGTCATACTATTTATTCCTAGACGATGAGAGATTTCCAGTGAACCGAAAGGGTGAGGGGGATCAAATGAGTGCATATGAATTGACCGGAAATAAGAAATATTTCTTGTTAGATTGGGTTATTGTACGTGATTTTGGAGAATTCGTCAAAACAATCGAAGAAAAAGGATTACCAAATATAATCAGTTTCGATCATGATTTAAAAGATGAACATTATTATCATTATAGAATGTTTACCGTTTATACTGGGTGGATTGATTATACTGTTCTCGAAGGTACAGGTTTTGAATGTGCAAAATGGTTAATAAATTATATGTTGAATAATAATTTAAAATGTCCTGAAATTTTAATTCATACACAAAATACTGTTGGTGCCAAAAATATCCATAAGGAATTCGAAAATTTTAAAAAATCAAATAAATAATTTTTTTATTAAATAATTTTTAATTAAGTTTGTAATAATTAATATTTAAACAGTAAATTATGAAAACAAAAAGTGTATTTTATTTATGTCTTATTGTAGCCATTGTATTTTTCACTCTTGGTGGATTTGCATACGGTTGGGCATTAGCAGTTGGAATTGGAATTGGAATTTATATAGGAAAAATCCTATTCTGGACTTTTGTTATTTTATTCGGATCATTAATTATTTATTTACTTACTCGTAAAAAGAAAAAAAATGAAACTGGAACTACAAATTGATTCCGACATTAAAAAATCGATGCTAGAAAAATCGGAAATAAAACTTCAAGCATTACGACAAATCAAATCATCAATTCAGGTAGAAAAGGCGAAAGATGGGAAAGAATTATCTGATGAACAGGTAATTAAAATCATTCAAAAATTAGTCAGTCAAGGTACTGAATCCGCTAGACAATATGAAGAAGGTGGTAGAATGGATTTGGTCAATCAAGAATTATCATTGATTGTTGTTTACAAAACATTCCTACCAGAACAAATGTCCGAAGAAGAAATTACAGAAAAAGTGAAACAAATTATCACAGAAACTGGTTCAACTACTGTTCGTGACATGGGTAAAGTGATGACATCTGCAACAAAAGTTTTTGCAGGTCGTGCTGATAATAAATTAATTGGTTCCATTGTTAAAAAATTATTATCATGAAAATTTGGAATTATCAAAGAAAAAAACATCCAGAAGAAGGATTTGGTATTCAGGAAGAGAATGATCAAAAATATTCTATTTGGCACGATCCAAATGAAGGTGGATATGCTTATGATATTGATTGGTATTTAATTAACGATATTAATGAATATCCAAATATTCCAAAAGACGGTCTGTGGAATTCCTTTGACGAAGCATATAAATGGATTGTTGATAATTATGGTGAAATAACAGAAATTGATGAATAACAACGAATTACAAAAAAAAGTAGAAGATACTTTTAAGGATAATTTCGGGTATACACCATTTTCAGAGCGACTTAAAGATATTCAAAGTGAATTCTTTGAATTGATGAAATGGAATGATATTAAAAACATTAAAGAAGAATCCGGAGATTTAATGTCATCATCTCTTATAATGTTATGTGCTGAATCTGGTTGGAATTTTGAAGATCTTATTCAAGATACACTGAATAAAATCAATCGTAGAAGGGAACAATATAAATCATTGGGTAGAAAAATAAAAGTGGCTCTTTACGGGGGTGCTTTTAATCCAATAACAAATGGTCATATTCAAACAGCGAAATTTGTTTTAGATACAAGTAATGAATTTGATGAAGTTTGGATTTTACCATGTTTCCACCATATGTATAATAAAAATATGGCACCAGCTGAACAAAGATTGGAAATGTGTAAAATTGCAGCTGAAATTGACAAAAGAATTAAAGTTTTCGATTATGAAATCAAAAATAAATTCTTCGGGGAAACTTTTTATTTTGTGAAAAGATTAAAAGATGAAAAAGAACTGATGGAAATGTATCAGTTTAGTATGATCATCGGACAAGATAACGCAAATACATTTCACACTTGGGTTAATTATCAGGAACTTGAACGTATGATGAGATTCGTGGTTATACCAAGACGTGGATTTAAAAGGGATACGAATGTTGATTGGTACTTAAAACCACCCCACATCTTCTTAAACAAAGAAAAAACAGGTATTATTGAAGTTTCATCTACAGTGGTTAGAAATATGTTAAAAGATAATGACAACAATGATTTAATTAATTTGAATTTGATTGATAAAAATGTTTTTTCTTATATAGATGATCGCAATTTATATAAATAAATAATTTTTTCGATTTTAAATTATGATATTCATCTTGAACCAGATAAACATCAATGATCAAAACAAAATTAACAGAATTAATTTGTAAAGAACTTCTTTTAAAAGAAGATGAATTAACAAAAGATGAATTAAAAATAATAGATATTTGTAGTGGAATAATTTCATCCCTAAATGATGATATTATTGAAATGAATAAAAGAATTTATGAATTAGAAATATCTGTAAAAAACAAATCTATCATCATCGATGATATGATAAATGATCTTTCCCAGAAAAAATAATATCCAACTTTTGTTGAATATTTTCATTGTGTTTTATTCTAAATAATAAAATATTGTTTTCTAAACAAAATTCATCTTTAATTTTATCATATTTTATTCTTTTTTCTAAACCATTTTCACCACCCCAATAATTAATTATTTTTTCATGTTGTTCACCATCAAATTCTATTATTATATTTTTTTCATAAATATAAAAATCAAAGAATAACGATTTTGTTACTTTACAGTTTTCGAATTTTTTTTGATATTCAAATTTTATATCGTTTTTAATCAAATAATTTAAAATTTTCTTCTCACCTTTTGATGTTCTACATTTTGGACAACCCTGACCTAATATATGATAGTTTGGTTTCTGTAAAAAAGAACCATGTTTTTTACAGATTATTTTTACATAACTTTTACTGTTAATATAATCAACTTCTGAATAATCATATAAAATTCCATGAATTTTAATAGATTTTTCAATAAAGATATTTAAATCATCTTTACTATTTTCTATAGCACAATCAGGACATCCCTGTTTTGCATTAATATGATAATTAAAAACAGTTATAAATTCACCATGTTTAGGACATATTATATTTATATGTTCATTCATATTTTTTGAACTTTTTATTAATGAATAATCATATTTGTTATTATGAACTTTATTTGATCTTAAAATTAAATTATCAAGTTTCTCACGTCTAATTTCTGATACTTTTTCTATACCACATTTCGTACATCCATGATTATATAAATGGTCATAAATTCTTTGAATAAAATAACCATGTTTTTTACAAAATATTTTAATTTTTCCATTACTTATGGAATCAAAATCGTATTCGTATTTATCTTTGTGAATACTTAAAAATCTTTCTAATAAAATATCATTTGTTAATTTTTTCATTGATGTATTTAAATTTTAAACTACCACTGTCATAAATACGATATATTTTTCTTTCTAACATAATTTCATGTTCCGTTTTATTTTCTTTAATCATTTTTTGTTTCCTAACACCATCAACTATGTAATGATAATTTGGTTTTGTTTTATCAACTAAAATAAATCCAAGTTGTTTTTCATATAAATCATCACACCAAGATCTATCGGAATAACCAGTAATTTCTTTTGGTTTATATGTTTCGACAAAATATTTAAATAATTTGTTTTCGGAACCAATAATATTTGTATTTAATTTATTACAAAATCTTAATATTTCATAAATATTTTTACGTCTTTTAAAAATCATAACCGATACTAACTCGTTGTTATAAAATAAACCAAGTTTAATTTTGGATTCAATAAATCCTTGTAAATGATTATTTTCTAAAAATTCTTTTATTAACGAGTTATCTAAAAAATTTTTTATTTCACATTTTTCAGATAAAATTTCATTAGAAGTTTTACCAAGTAAATTCAAAATTCTGGATTTAACTATTTCTTGTTTGTAAACCCAGTCATCTTCATAAATATGTATTAAGTGTATTCCTTGTTTTTCACATGATTCGGTTTTATTAAGATGATAGTCATTGGATTTACCCATTTCATTATGCCTAAATAAACCATTATATTCAAAAGCCAATTTTAAATCTGGCAAATAAACATCTAATTCATATGGTTTGATAATTTTTCTATCGTTTAAAATAATATTTCCAGTATAATTTTCTTTGATAATATTTTGAAGTTGAATTTCTTGTCCACTTATAGAATATGAATTTATTGGATTGCAAACTGTACATAAAATGGTTTTAAATTTCAATCTATCGTATAATAAAATAGATGATATTAAAAAATTATGATTATTATTGTTATCACACCTAAATTCATATTGTTGATTATCATAATCTATATTTACTATATTTAAATCTTTATATTTACAAAGTAAATTATTTATTTTAGTATTCTTGACTTTATTTTTAATTATATCTGATTTCAATGGATTATATACACCAAAATTTTCAAATAATTTCTTTAAAGATTTTTCTCTTATTTCTTCGTTTTGTAAAGGGGAATTATTATTGTATTTTAAATTATTTGTTTCTATTAATTTGTTGATAATATCTTTATTTTTTAATGGAACATCAACACCATATCTTTCTATATTTGTTTTTATCGTTTTTAATTTTACTTCATTGTTTAATAAAGAACATTCATTTCCATATTTTTCCAAATTAGTTTGTTTTAATTTATTTAAAATTAATTTATTTTTTAAATGATGATCGAAACCATATTTTTCTAATTCTGTTTTTCTTCTTTTATTTTTTATTTGTTCATTTTTTAATGGATGATCAAATCCAAATTTTTCTATATTTGTAATTTTTATTTTATCTTTAATTTTTTCATTTTGAAATGGATTTTCAACACCATATTTTTCCAAATTGGTTTGTTTTGTTTTCACCCATTTACAATCTTTACAAAAATATTTTTCGGAATTTTTATTTGTTATATTATAATATGTTCTAAATGACATTTTTTTATTTTTTCCACATACATCACATTTAACATCAATTAATTGTTTTGATCCTTTTGGTAATTTCAAAATGGATAGAGTAATAATATATCCAGATTTTATATTAGGATCATTCATTATTTTTCTATATAAACCAATATTTTTATTGGTTGTTTTTACTTTTACGTATTCATCAATAATCATAAATTTAATATATTTTTATTTTAAATAAGTTTTTAAAAAGCATAAAAAAAAGCCGAATAAAATTCGGCTTTTTTGTGTCGTATTTAACTATTAAATTAAATAACCATGAGTATCGGTAACTGATAAAGCCATAAATTGTTTTTCTGGAAAGAAACCAATATCACTTACTGCATATCTTGAACGAATTAACATTCTAGGTGCCCAAGTTGCTTCAGAAATTAAACTGATAGATTGTGCCATTAAATAAGGAATGAAAATAAGACCCGGTTGATCAATAGTATTTTTTCTTCCAATATAAACATAATTATCATCCCATCTCATATATGGGTCAACATATATTTGAATATTTCCTATATTGCCCATTGGGTATAATTGACCGTTTGTGTTCAATTTACCAACATTTGTTGGGTTAAGTGTATAACCAGCGATATCTTGTAATACGGAAGCGATGTTACCGTTTGTTACTAAATATTGAGCCGGTCCGATACGACCATCAGTAGCAATAAAGTTAGAAGCGTTATTAATCTTCGCAACTAATTTACGTTGTAATGTATGTGTAGTTTCACCCCCCGGTGCGTTAGCTGCAACAGCGTAAGTATCAACATCGAAGTCGAATTTACTTGTACCATCAGCATTTTTAGGTGCAGTGTGAGAAACTCTGTTTTTCAAAGCTAAACTTCTAATTTTAGCAACGATTTCTTTTGAAATAACTTGTGTTAATTCATTGATAAGAACACCTTCCAATTTTTGAACAATGTCCATTCCAGTTGCAGCTTTAATATCTTCGATTTGAGTACGTTTTAAAGTTGAACTGATTTCGATGTCACCAACTGTAACAACCTTAGTAAATACGTCAGGTCCAATTACACTTGGATAAGTTTTTTCATCTTGATAACGGTTCATCGGGCCACCACCTTGTGATTTGTAGTTGTCTTGTACACCAGTTGTCCAAGGAGTTTCAAAATCATTGAAACCACCAGAGAATCCCGGTAATTGATCTTCTAATAATGAAACCAATTGAATAGTTAAACCTGATAAGTAACCAGTAGCTGCTACTGTTGTAGGAACATGTGTAGCTACAACTGTATTAATATACCAGAAACCACCAGCCATTGTTGTGGCCATTGCGGTTGATTGATCAAATGTATTTTTAGTTTGTGACCATGCAGGTGCACCATCTTGTGGTACTAATGCACCAACTGAAAAACCAGCTTGACGATAACAACGGAAAATTGGATGACCGTCAATACGTGAGAATCCTAAAAATTCCAACCAATTTTGTTTTGAATTAGTTAAAGGACCAACTGCTAAAATAGCAGCTGTAGTTGCTTCTAACTTTACCCACATTCTTTGTGAAATTCCACCAATACGTTCTTTAATTCCAAGAACAGAAAGTTGTAATTGTAATGCAGTAACTAAAGCTGCATCTTGTGATGTAGTTGTAATTTTAAAAACTAATGGTCTTTGTTCAGCATCTTGATCTTCACGACTTCCATCACCATAAGCGTTATCGTATTTAAAATCTACGAATAACAACTCAATTCTTGGAGAAGCTGTTGGTTTTACAGCAACAAGGTCTAAACCAATTGTTTGAGCTGCAATTTTCATACTTACTGGAAGTAAGTTTTGTGCAACATCACCAGAACCAATTGCACCAGCACCGACTTGCCACACGGAAGCAGGAATTGTACCAACGGTTGGGGCAAGAATATTACCCATACCATTTTGGTTTAATGTTGTATATGCAACGTTTTCATTGATATGAAGCTGGTGCATTTCAGCATATTCGGACATCCATTCTCTTTTTTCATCGTCCTTTACTTTAAGGGCTTCTAAAATTGGATTCCATTTTTTTAAAGCTTTTGGCTTATCTACTATAAAGTGTGCCATAATTTATTTTTTGATTATTTTTTAGTATATATTTAATCGAAAATCCCAATTTTTTCCATTTTCACAGATATTATGGGAAAACTAAACATATATTTTAACAGATTAATATCTGTTAAGAATTTTTTTGAACGAGTCAAGTTGTTCATCCGATAGTTTGAAGTTGTCGTAATCATTTACGTTTTCGTTTAATACCTTCTTACTAGCGTTTTGTCTTGAAGTATATACTTCTAGATTTCTAGTGATCCAAAATGATTCTACTTTGTCCTCTGTCAAGTTTGTATAAAATTGTGCTTCGTTTAAAATACCTTCTTGAATTTTTGGATTTAAACCATCCCACATTGGTTTCAATTCACTTGGAATATTTTCAACCAACATTTCATTTAATGGTTTTGCAGTCTTTGTAATAGTTTTTTGAATTATTGAAAGAACTTCTCCCGCATTTGTGTATTTACCTTTGTTTTCGTTCATTGCAAAGTTCACTTGTTCCTTAACTTCTGGTGTTAAACTATAATAATTAGTTTTTTGTTTTTCGGTTAAGAATAATAGGAAGTGTGGATCTTCTACCTTAGACGCTTCACGTTTCTTAGCTTCTAAAATTAAATTCTTTACTTCATTATGTAATTTATTTTCATTTTCATATATTTTTCCTGTTCCCAAAATAGAAATTCTTGATTCTTCTATTTCTTCGGTTTCATCTGTTTCACCCATTTTAACAACAACAACCCCGTTTTCGGTGTTTACTGCTAAAACTTCACCAGTTTTGTCATCGTCAATCTTAACAACCATACCCGGAACAATACCAAGTTCTTCGGTTTCTTCTTGACCATCTTGTACTTCTTCAGTGTTTACGCCCTCAATATCTTCTGGGGTTTCTTCTCCTTGTCCTTGTGGGGTTTCTTCTCCTTGTGGGGTTTCTCCTTGTGGGATTTCACCTGTTGGTTGTCCTTCACCTGTTGGTTGTCCATCTTCTGGTTCACCTTCTGGTTTTTCTTTATCATCATAATATGCTTGAGGATCATCAGCTGTCATATCTCCCATTTCACCAATTGCTTCGTTTAATGGGTTTCCAATAGAATTGTTAAGTTTTTCAACAATTTTCTTTGTGTAATCAATTGTTCTATCCAAAACTTCTGCGTTATATTTTTGATAAGCCATAACGTCAGTTACATTTTCAGCAACATATTCACCATAATGAATAGAATGATCAACATTTTCACCAACATATTCGGAATATCTAATAGCATTATCTACATTTTCAGCGATATATTGGGTATAGTCAATAATTTTGTCTGCACTTTCACCAATATATTCAGCATAATCGATAGTATTATCAAGATTTTCTGCAACATATTCAGTATATGCGATATTCTTATCAAGATTTTCGGCAACATATTCAGTATAATCAACAATTTTATCATAATTTTCAGCGATATATTCACTGTATTTAATGGTATTATCAACATTTTCGGCAACATATTCGATAAAAGAAATTCCATTATCTAATTTTTCTGCTATATACTTTTGATAGGTAATAACTTGATCTGTTGATTCTGCGACATAACCCAAATAGTCCATAGTTTTTTCTAAACTTTCGGCCAAATAATCATTGTGTTTAATTAAATCTTTTGTTCTGTCTTTTGTTCTGTCAACTTTTTCTTCTAATTTTTCATTACTTTTCTTTAGTTGTTTGTTTTCTTCAACTAAAACTTTAATTGCGTCAGCAATGTGGTCAAGATATTCTGTTATCTTCTTCTGTCCATGCATCAAAGATTCGAATTCTTCATAAAGACGTGAAAGTTTATCTGGATCAAAATTCTTACTACTAAGAGTTTCATCGATAGATTTTTTTGTTTTCATTAACTCACCGTCTAAATACTCCTTAAACTCTTCCATTTTAAATTGAGTTGCTAATTCGTTTTTATCCATATGATATAATTCATTAATTTTTGACTCCTCGGACATATCAAATATCCTGAAGTTTAAGTTTTCATTGTAACCCAATGATTCATTCATGTTCTTTAATTCCATTCTAGCAGAACTAAAACCCGGATCAGCAACAGCATCATATGTGAAAAGTTTCTTAATACTTACTTCACTATTTGATTCAGTTACACCGGCTGCTCTACTTGATACGAAAATTGGTAGGTCATCATCTACGAGTGCTTTTGCTTCCTTTCCGTAAAAGGTATTAGTTAAACGAATTTCACCATCAACTCTATTGGTTTCTTTTACATACCATGCATTTTGAATTGTGTGTGATATTCTGGTTAAACTAGTATCAAATACATCGGGATGATCAAACTCCCCGTAAACTACTTTCAGTAAATTTTTTCTTTCTAATAACTCACTAAGATGGGGTAGAAATTTCTCAGCTGTATAAATTCTGTCGTTACGATTGCGAATTGAAAATTCGGTAAATACGCCGTGCATTATATATAGGACATTTCCCTTACGACTTACAACTTCATTAATTTTTTCTAAACCACCACCCAAAAATGAGTTATCAATAATCATTACATTTTTCATAGGTTGGATTTTCAATGTTATTTTTGTTTATATATTATCATTAAAAATCAATATTTTTCCATTAAAAAGAATTTTTACTGTTTTGGGTGTTTGATATTTTATATATAATAAAAAATAAAAAATAATAAATAAAAATGATATTAACGAAATCAATAACAGTAACCATTCACCCAAGTAATATGAAATATTATAAGAATTTGGGATATAAAGACATTGGTGTTGGTGATGAATTAAACATTAAAGTAGAAAACATCAAAAGTGGTTCACACTCTATTATTAAATGTAAGTGTGACACTTGTGGAAAGGAAAAAGATATTGGATATAGAGATTACTTAGGGTATAATAATAAATTTGGTGATTATTTATGTCGAAAATGTTCACAATTTAAATTAGAAGAAACCAATTTAAAAAAATATGGTAAAAAATATCCATCACAAAGAACCGAAGTTTTGGATAAAATGAAATCAACAGTGATTAAAAAATATGGTGTAGAGAATGTATCACAATCAGAAATTTTTCAAAATAAAAAGATTGAAACCAATAATGAAAAATTTGGATGTGATTGGGGTTTGTCGAATGAAAACATCAAAAAAAAATCAAGAGAAACATGTTTAGAAAAATATGGTTTTGAATATGTATCTCAAGTTGAATCGATAAAAAATAAAATAAAGGAAACGTGTTTAGAAAATTGGGGTGTTGAATATCCCTTACAATGTGATATTATTAAAAAAAAATCAAAAAAAACATGTTTAGAAAAATATGGTTGTGAATATACATCTCAAATAGAATCTGCAAAAGAAAAAAGAAAAAAGACTTTTTTAAGAAAATATGGTGTAGAACACGTTTTACTTAATGAAGAAATATATAAAAAAATGATAAGAACATCATTTAAAATAAAATATTATAAGAATACACCATTATATTATCAGGGATCGTATGAAAAAGATTTTTTAGATAAATATTTTGGTGAATTTACAATTATGAATGGTAAAACAATATTATATGAACAAAATGATAAAAAATTAAAATATTATTCCGATTTTTATTTACCGGATTATAATTTAATTGTTGAAATTAAATCGTCAATATGGTATGATAAGCACATTGAAAAAAATTTAATTAAAGAAAAAACTTGTAAAGAACAAGGATATCAATTTATTTTTATAATAAATAAAGATTATGATAATTTCAATAAATTAATTTTAAATTGATGCTTAAAAATAAAACAGTTCCTATAATTATTTGTAGACGAAATAAAAAAAGATATGATGATTTGGGATATAAATGTAATATTAGTGATACTATAAATGTTCAGATATTACATTTAAGTAAGGGGTGTAAAATTGATATAGATGTTATTTGTGATAAATGTAATAAAGAGGAAAAAATTAAATTTAATTCTTTATTTAAAAATAATTATTTAGAAAATTACATTTGTGTAATTTGTAAAAGAGAAGAAAATTTAATAAAAAAATATGGTGTTAAGAATGTATTTCAATTAGATAGTGTAAAGGAAAAATCAAAAGAAACAATTAAAAAGATATATAATGTAGAACACATCACTCAAAACAATGATATAAAAACTAAAATTAAAAATACCAATAAAAAAAATTGTGGAGATGAATATTTTTTAAGTAATAAGTCGGTTAGACAACAAATAAATAATACTGTTGAAAAAAAATATAATGTTAAAAATGTATCGATGATTGAGGATGTAAAAATAAAAAAAGAAAATACATGTTTTAAAAATAATGGAGTAAAAATAATATCACAACATAAAAATTTCAAAGAAATAATTAAAAAAAATAATATAATAAAATTAACAAATAAATACAATATTAACTTTTTAAACATCAAAGAAGATTCATTTATTTTTAGATGTGATAAATGTAATAAAGAATACGAAATAGGTAAAAAGGCATTTTATACTAGATTTGAATTAAATACGATAATGTGCACTATATGTAATCCAATAAATTCTTTTTCAAATAGTGGATATGAAATACAACTTCAAGATTTCATTAAAGAAAATTATTTGGGAAATATCATTTTAAATAATAGAAAAATAATTTATCCATATGAACTGGATATTTATTTACCAGATTTAAAACTAGCGTTTGAATTTAATGGATTATTTTGGCACAATGAAATTAGTAAAAATGATAATTATCATTTAAACAAAACAGAATTATGTGAACAACAAGGAATATATTTAATTCATATTTATGAAGACGAATGGATTTATAAAAAAGAAATAGTTAAATCAAAAATATTAAATTTACTTGATAAAACACCAAATAAAATTTATTCTAGAAAATGTAAAATCAAAGAAATTAAAAATAATGATTTGATTCGTTATTTTCTTGAAAAAAATCATTTACGAGGATTTGTTAATTCAAAAATTAAAATAGGCTTATTTCATGATGATGAATTAATTTCTTTGATGATATTTGGACAAAAAAATAACATTTATGAAATATTAAGATTTTGTAATAAATTAAATACAAATATTATTGGTTCTGAAAACAAATTATTTAAATATTTTGTCGAAAAATACAGTCCCGTTGAAATTATTGGTTATTCCGATAGATCGTGGAATGAAGATTTATATAAAAAACTTGGTTTTATTTTAGTTGATAAAACAAAACCAAATTATTATTATATTATCGGCAAAGAAAAGTTTGATATTAATAAAACAGAACATAAAATTATGTTAGAAAGAAAAATCTATCGAATTTATGATAGTGGAAACTTAAAATTCAAATATATTAAATAGTCGGGGTTCCACCACCAGCTTGACCACCACCTACTTGTGCACCACCTTGTGGTCCACCCAATCCACCTTGTGCACCACCACCTTGTGGCCCACCCACTTCACCTTGTGGTGTTGGAATTTCTCCACCACCACCTTCCGGTTCTGGTGGTGCCCCACCCCCACCCATCGGTGATCCACCACCCATTGGTCCACCACCCATTGGTCCACCACCCATTGGTCCACCACCCATTGGTCCGCCACCTTCTGGTGGTGCTATCCCAGCGTTTTGTAGGGCTTTCTTTCTTTCCATCATTTTATATTTTTCATTTTCTTCAATATCTTTATCGGAAAATTTCATAATATTTCTAGCAATCCATTCTACACTTAAATATGGTTTTTGTTCAGCATCCATCAAATTACTACTTAATGTAGCAGCTATTTGTGATCTTTTGTCCAAATTTGCTAAATATTTCCATTCCTCAAACAAAACATCAGAATTAAATAATAATCTTAAAGAGTTTGCGAAAACAATATCTTTTTTTAATTCCGGAAAATCTAAAACCATTTGAATTCTCAGTGGTTTTGTTATTAATTCTTTATAAATGGTACGAATCCTAGTAATAAAATTTTTAAATTTTATTTCATCTCTGGTCATTGAAGTTGTACTATCATATAATGTACCACCACCTGTTTCTTCTTCATGTCTTTGAAATGGAATTTTACTAGCCCTTTTAAAATTTTTATAAAACCATTGTAATGTAGTATCTTCGGCTAAATTATTTTGTTCTGGTCTTACTATATCAAAAGTTGGTGATTGACCAGCTGATGATGGAAACCAAAAATCTTTACTATGTGGAATGTTTGTACTTCCATTCATTGAAACAAGTCCCAAATGTTCATCCCATTGAACATCTTCGTGGTAATCGGACATCAATTCATAAATTTGTTGTTCTGCCTGTTGACGGGATAAACCATCAACTGGAATAATGAATTTTTTATAAAGTGATGCTTGATTAATATTGTATAACAATTTTGCTTGTTCAAGCATTTTTAATTGATTATACGGTCTAATAAGATTTTCAACATAACTAGTATCACCATATTCGTTATTATTTGAATACGAAATATAAACTATTTGTGAATCCAATAATATTCTACGAAGTTGTGGGTTGTCTGGGAATTGTATCCAAATCATTGTGTTTGACATTGGATCTGTCGCGACTATGAGTGTCATTGGATCCAATGGGGCCAAATCTATTATGTTTTTTTGTCTATCATCATAAATAATTTCAAATGCTATATAACCATCAATAATTAAATTTCTCAAATAATTCCAAGCTACAACACCATCAATAAAATTAAATTCATTCATTATTTTATTGAAATTTTCTTGATATTTTTGACGAATTGTTTGATCAAAAGTATCAGGTAAATCTTTTACATAACAAAATTTATTATTTTCATCATATATAATACATTCATCACATATTTGTGTAATAAAATCCTTAATTTCATCTTTTATGGAATATTGTCTTAAAATTTTACGTTTATCTAAATATGTTCTATCTAAGTACGCTATTGATTTTTTATCCAAAAAACGTGCTATTGTTTTTTTCGTAAATAAATCATACATATTTGTACCCTGTGGATGATAAGCGACATCAGTAGTTTCTTCGTGAACACCCAAAGCATAAGCGTTCTTAACTTTCATTTCGTTATAATCCAGACCACCAAATACATTTGATAACCCCCTTAAAACTCTGTTAAATATGGTAGGATTCACTTGTTGACCTTGACCAGAATAATCACCTCTATAACTTGCCACAATAATACTTTATTTTTATTTATATATTAATTAAACAAATCCAAAAAGTTTCAAACGATTTCGAAGTAATTTTCTAATTGTCTTAACTTCTTATACAATACTTTTTCATTACTTTCTAAATCAGTTAATAATTCATCTAATGATTTCAAAACAGATTTTATTTTATCCCTTTCTTTTTCAATTTCTGATTCTTTTAACGTTTCTATAATATTTTTTTTGTTTTTCAATTTACAATCAATAAACATAAATCTTTGTGCTATTGTAGTTGAAATAGAATATAGTTGCGGATTTCCATAAATAAAATTTTCAATTTTATCTGGATCATATGCTGTTAAACTATATTCATATCCACCATTGTTTTTTAATAAATTATAAACTTTTTCAGATGAAACTTCAAGGGGGTATTCATTTAATACATTTTCACCTCTAAAATGTAAATCTTTATTTTTTTCAATTAATTCGAAATTAGAATTGAATAATATATCAAAAAATAAAATTCGATATCTAAATGGTAAATAATCCAAATTAATCGCGAACATTATATTTTTTTTATTTTTATTAAGTCTTTGTACAACTTTATCTGATTCTTTTAATTCTAAAATAAAAACAGGACACCAAATTTTTAAAGATGGAACATTTTTATTAAAGCCTGTTATATATTTATCTTCAAAATATTTATCCTTAATATATTCATATTTCATCAAATAAAATTTACCTTTCATTAATTTATTTGATTTGGTAAACATAACTTCATGATTGTTCTTCTTTATTAAATCAAAAATAATATCAGTAGATTCATAAATACAACTTTTACGATCTTTATTGTATTCACCAAGTAGTGCATCACATTCATCTTTAAGTATCATTAAAATATTTTTATTTTATCATCAGTAAAATATTTTTCTGTTATAATAAAGAATTCAATACCTCTTTTTTCACAAAATGTTTTTGCAGCTTGCCATTTTATTATATTTTTATGAAATGTTTTTAAAGCATATTCATAATTTCTTAAAGATTTCATAGTTTTTGTTTGTGGTTCTTTTGGTGGTTCTAAATTTCTATATTCACTCCAAGGTTTTATTTCCAAAATGACATTATTTGTATTTCCGTTCGGCATTAAAATCTCACAATAAGCATCTGGATAATAACGATGTGTACTCCAACTACCATTTTCATTTATTTCATATGGTATGGTAACATTTTCGGCACTCCATTTTAATACTCTATTATTTAAATCCAAATAATAATATAATTTTTGTTCCCATGAAGAACGATAATAAACGCGATCTAAATCACCCAAATATTTATCCGGATTTTGACAAATGTAACGACCCTGTTTATAATGTTTATTATTTGGAACCTGTTTATTACCCATTTTTCAATTTTCTTTTATATATTAAAAAAACCATCACCATCATTACAAGAATCTAAACTAATCATAATAACAGCATCCTGATTTGATTTTTTATTTCGTAACTCGTTATATCCTTGTGCTATCCCCCTTTTAAATATTTCAGAAAAATATGGCATTGCGGTTTTATATTTTTTATTATTAAAATTATTCCAGTTTTGAAACATAAATAATAATCCAGTTTGAACACAATCATTTTTATCATCATCTGTTTTATAATGATCTGATTTTCTTTTAATAAAATTGTTTGCAATTTTAATCAACATGATTTCGGCTTTTTTCGTCAAAAACCCCTTTCCTTTGGATAAAACTATTTCATAATAGAATTCATCTTCATCCAAATAGAATGCTTTGGCCATAGTTTTAGTTCTTATTTTTTTATAATTTGATAAGTCCTATTTATGCTAAAATAATTAAAAGGCCTAAAACAATGAATTTCTAAATGTTATATATTAATTATTTTAAAAAGTTTACAAAAATGCAAAACTTATAAAGATACGGAAAAAAATTGATAAAAAAAATCCACCGATAAAAAATTATCGATGGATTTTTTTTATTAAGTCCTATTTAGCGAACCAATGATTTTTTAAATTGAGTTTTTTCATTTTTAGTTTCATTCAATTCTTTATATAAATCTTGTCTGTGGATCAATAAATTATTAAATAAAAGTTTTAAATCTTTATCAGATTCGAGTAATTCTTTTTCATATTTCAATTCATCGATTGCATTAGTAGCATCCTTAATTTTACTTTCGATAATTTTTTCTTTATCTTCTAATGTCTTAATTTTCTTTAATTCTTTTGATAATTTATTTTCAAAGAAATAAGTAACATCAAAATCCAAATCTTTACGAATATCATTTATAAGTTCTGTTACTGATTCATATTCAAAAAAGGCACTTCCAGTTCTAGTATCTTTACTGTATAAATACATTTTGTTTTGATAGTTAAATACATAACATTCCAAAGTTGGTTGTAAAAGATTGTGTAATTTTAAAGCTATATCTAATTCCAAAATTTTATTTAAATTTTCCTTAACTGTATTTGTGATTAAAAAATAATCTTTCTTTAAATAAGGAATAATTGGTGATGCAAAAATACTTTCGAGTGTTGTTTCGACATCTAATTTTTCTTCGTTAATATACAAATTCTTATCATTCTTTGTTGATAAACTTAAAACTATATTTTCATCAATTTTAATTGAGAATTTATCTTTATTTACTTCACCAAGGGTTAAAGCTTGTTCCATAATTCTTAATTCTCTTATTCTATTTTCGTCTTTTACGTAATCTTCCATTAAAACTTGTTTAATACCCTTATCATCAATTAAAAACCATCTATCTGATACAAAAGCAATATGTCCATTTTCTAATTTTTCAACCAATGTATAAATCTTATCAGCCTTACCCGGACTTATCATGTTTTGACGGTCCATTGGACTTTGTGTTAAATTCCAAATAAATTTTTTAATTTCTGAAACCCACTCATAAATTTTCAATTCATTTAAAATAGCACTCAATCTACTTTGATCATCTGGTAATTGTGTAATTTCAAGAATAACACTTAAAGGTTGACGATAAAGTTCACCCAAATTAATTTTTTCAACTCTTTTATAAAGGTCTTTTAATTCATACATTAAATTAAATGATTGAATTTCTTGATCAACAGTTTCCAATAAAGCCTTCACGTCTGTATCATATGTATAAGGTAATAATCTTTCATTTAAAGCCTTTTGAATTTCTTTTTCTGAAAAATTATCATAATTCAAAAGAAAACTTTCAACAATTGAAGAAATTTCAGCTTGTTCAAATACCAATTTCTGTTTGAAATTAAACAATTCCATTTTTAAATTTTTCATATTTCTATATTTATTTTTTACAATCTTTTACTTTTTGAAAAAATTGGATATAATTCAAAAGTATATATTAAGTAAAAAATGTGAATTTTTTCTAAAATAAGTTAAGGTTAATCTTTGATATCATATATAATACTACCAAATGTAGAATTATCTAAATCATCAACACCCCTTACATCGATTCCTTCATAACCCAACGCTTTCATAATTTTTGTAGATTTGGTATCATCATTCCTTGTTTTTGAATTATATGGATTTTGTCTTAAATTTTGAATAATTGTTTTTTCAATTATTTTTGAAATTTGTTCAGTATTTCTTCCTTTAGTATATTCAACATTTGAAATCATAACAGCTAATTTCATAGAAAGTTCTTTGACTACTTCCTTAAAATATTTCGATTTTTTAACCTTATCTAATTCTACTTTAGATTTATAATTTTCAAAAAATTTATCTATTTTATTTTTATCACATTTCCAATCCACACCATCAAAATTCTTATCCTTTTCAGTATAATTTATAAATTTTATTATTATTTCATCTATTTCTTTATCCATATAAAACCAAACACCCTTTTTATTTTTAGAAGAATTATAATATGCAAAATTTCGAATTAAATCATAAGCTTGTTTTTCATCAGAATGATTGAAAGTATCTAAAAATTTTCCTCTAATTTTATCTTTTGGACAATTTATAAATTCAAGTAAATCATTGGCTATTTTATTCCTCTTTTCAATCAATTTTTCAACTTTAACAGTGATACTATCATCATCATCACCTGAAAATTCATCATCCCACATCTTTTCCTTGGCTTGATTTTCAAATCCACGAAAACCAGTATGATTTATTTCTTTTAAAATATCGTGAAATTTTAATCCAAATTCAAAACTTCTAATTTTAAATAAAACATATTTATTGAAGTCAACTTTTGATATGGGTCTATCTGGTTCATCAGTTTCCATTCCATATCTAGCAGAAATAGGTTTTGCATAATTTTTTGCTTGTTTTTCTGAACCAAAAAAATAGAAACCAGTACCAAAATGTCCAGTCCCCCTACCACCCCTAAAATTAGATAATGTTTCCGCCTTTCTAATCAAATCACCAGCTCTATAACCATAACTTTGTTCTATATATGATTCGAATTTTTTAAAATATTTTATCATCAAAAATCCAATAATTTTAAATTTCCCTGTTTATCATACCCCATATTATAAGATCCAACATCAACACTTTTTCCATTTTCTTTTGTCACTACTTTTTTTAATGTTGAATTTATTTTTTTAAATAAATCAACATAAGTATTAAACAGGGTTAAATCTTCACCAGATGATTCCATTTTCTTAAAAATTTTAGTGTTTTATTTATATATAAAATAAATTTATAATTTTTTTTATCGATTTATTATCATATATTTGTAATTCATTTAAACCCAAAACTAAATTTTATGAAAAACGATGATTTAAAGAAACAATATGCTGCTGGTAATCCGGATATATGTGGTCGCCGTAAAATCCCATTTGTTAAATCGAATCAAATCAAATTTACACCAACACTAACTTCGATGCAATTGTTCATTCGTAACTTGGGTAAAGTTGTAAGTAAATGATAATTACTCCATATAATCAATTATATCTGAATAATTAATTTCTTGGACATAATCATAAGTATTTCGAAGTTCTTCTAATATATCGTCTATTACATATTCCTTATCATATCTTTCCATTTCTAAATCATAAGGAACATTACCATCGATAGATTCTGTAACCCAACCTATTTTTTTAGTAACTTTAATAACAAATTTTTCATTTTCATCTTCAATGAAAATATAATAATTATCATCTATCATATAGTAAAAATAGTTATTTTTTACTATATATAATGAAAAATTATTAGAATTTTAACACGGGTGGTATGTAGCTCAAGGTAACTACCACATCAAGTTCATTAACATGTTTTTTGATACTATAATCATTAAATTTATAATTACACCAACCGTTGTTTTTCAAATAACTAATTAAACTAGAAATATTATCTGGTTTGTTTGATAATTGAATTTTTAAACACTTTCCGTATTGATCATTTAGAATATCTATGATATTAGACTCAATGTTTTTGAACCTCAAAGAGGTTGTATTCATTAAAATTTTTTTAATTTTTTAATTTTTTAATTGGAAACAATAATAACTTATATATTATTTTTTAAATTTTGTTTTTATATATTGAGTGTTGTAAAAAATAATGGATTACCAATAATAGATTGATATCCCTCTCCATTTATTGCAACAGCTGAGTAATAATATAGTGTATTTTCGGATAATCCAGTAATAGTTAATGAAAAATCGTAAGGTGCTGATTGTGTTGTTCCTGTTATAAATGGAACATTGTTTAAATTTGGATTTGTAGAATATTTAAACCCTGATATTATAGTATATGGAAAATTCCAACTACCATTTGATACTAAATTTCCATACAATTTAACTGAATTTTTAGTTATATCAGTTACACCAACAGTTAAAACATATGGATATGGTGTTGTTAAAATATAATCACCATAAACAGTGCCCATATCATTTGTTGCCCACGTTCTTATATAACACATCTTATTAAAAATATCAGATATAATACAAGTATATTCTGATGTAACACCAGTATCAATTATAATTGAGTCATATATAGTTGGTGATTGTTTTGTGGTAGAATAACATACCCCCCTTGTTGTTTGTGTATCACCAGTACTCAAAACTTCACACACAACTAAACAAGATGAATCATCTAACATATATGTATACCCACTTGAAACTTTTGGTAGTTGTGATCCTGCTGGTGGTACTGGTGGTGATGGTAATGGTTGTGGTGTTACATTTATTTTCATATCTGGTGTAAAAACACCATCAAATTGACTTACTAAAAATCCATTATAAAAATATCCATTCATCCACATTCCACCCAAAAACATACCAGATTTAAATATCCCATTTAACCACAATCCATCATACCAAAATCCATTTTCCCATGTTGTGTTTCCATAAAAACCATCGTTTATATTTGTACCGAAAACACCACCATACCAATTCCCATAATTAAATTTCCCTTTTTCAAAATGACCACCCCACCAAGTTCCATTATTAAATGTACCATCTTTCCAGTGTGTTGTATTGTGATATTGACTAGCTATTGTTTTACCACTATCATCTAAATATAAACCAGACATAAATTCACCTCTTTCAAAAACACCATTTTCCCATATTGTTAAAATACCATCAGTTGTTGTTCCAGTATATGTTCCAAATCTTGTAGGTATAGTAGAATATTGTGCAAAAGTTCCATTTTTCCAATCACCACGAACAAAATCGCCCCCATAAAAATCACCAGACCACCATTCGTAATTATCAAAAAATCCGTTAAAAAATTTCCCATTTAACCAATACGAATTCAAAAAATTACCTTTATTGAAATTTCCAGTTTTCCATACAGAATTTTTGAATAATCCATTATACCAATTTCCTTGATACCAATATGGACAACTAACAGTTTCATCTAAAATTTGTTCTGATGTCATTCCAGATATATTTATATCATTGTCACTTGAATCTTTTAATTTACCAAAAATGCCATTATACCATTCACCGTTATACCATTTTCCACCCTCAAATTGTGAATACATTTTATCTTCTTCTATAATTACAAATCTTTTACTTAATATCATTGGTTTATCCAACAAATAAGAATACCAACGACCATTATTCCAAATACCATCGTGAAACACACCAGAATACCAAGTTCCATCTATCCATTCACCACATATCCAATCACCCATATACCAAACTAAACCATAATCATCTTGTCCCAAAACACAATTTCTTACACTAGCATTTAATACCCAATTATATTTAATTTTTAATGTTTCTATTGTGAGATCATCTGTCAACAATATATTATTAACATTAGCATCTGTATTTATTATTTGAACCTTAAAATCCACATTTTAAAATTATTTTTTAAGTATTATATATCAATGACCAACACTTTAAAATTAAGTTATTTATTCTATCCTGTAATGATAAATCGGTTACTACAGCATTTCCAGTACCACCAGTATCAATATTACCATATAATAATCCATTTGAATTTAATGTGGTAAAAAATTTATCAGTATTTAAAAGTTTATTTTTATTTAAATATAATTTGTTCAAATAAATTAAATTACTTATGTCTAAATCTGTTAATAAATTATCATTTAAAAATAACGATTGTAAATTTTTAATTTTTAAAATATTAGTCTCTGTAATATTATTACCATTTACATATAAATAATAAATTGATGATAAATTACCACTAAATGTAATTGTATACGATTGACCGGCCAAAAATTCATGATCACCAGAATATGGTTGTTCTTTTCCCAACGGGTCTGTTATATCCCACCCCCACAAATTAATAGTTTCTGATGTTCCGTCACCCCAATTAATATCCAAACTCGTTGAATATTCACTTATCAATATAAATGAAAATGTAAACGTTAATGATTCAGAAATAATAGAAAAAGCATCTATTTTAAACCAAAATGAATCATAAGAATAACCAGTTGAAGATGTTATCAATAAATTTTCATTTAATATGGGTATTGGAATTTTTGTATGTTTATCCACACCAATTTCTATTAATTCAATTGGTTTATATGTTAAATTTGGATCATATGTTAATGTAATTAATTCATTATTATTATTAAAACTTTCTGGATTGTATAGCTCAAGTACAAATTTATTTTTATCATCTTGTGTTAATATTGCCGTAATATATTTAGTTATATTTGAATCATTTTCAACAATTCTTGAATATGCATTACAAATCATTTTTCTAATATTATTTGGTCTTTCCCTATACCAATCATTTTCATAATTTTTATAAACAGAATAAAGAATATCAGATATTCCAGTTAATGAATAAATTGTATCTATATTTGTTATTGTTAAAGCGGAATTCGATTTATATGTTTCAATAACAAAATATTCATTTGGAACATAATCCACAATAAGTGTTTTATATAAATTATTTAAATTAACAAAAGTGTTTTTTCTAAAAAAATAAATATCACCCAGATTCGTTGGTATTATTTTAATATATGTTCCCTTGGGATAAATATTTAAATATTCTGAACTTTGAGCATCTGTTACCAAAACAGTAAAACCTGTTGTGAAATCTGTTAAACTAGAATCTATTACACTATTAAAAACATAAGACCCTTCAAAAACACTCGAATTTATAGTATTTAAATGCTCATATAATTTATATTTAATATAAGTGTTATTTGTAATAAATTTATATGATGGACTTGTATTAATTGTAGACCCACTATATTGAAATTGTAAATCATCATAATCAAAATAATGATTATATGGATAATATTTAGTTTGAATATATAAAGATGATGTTACATCAAAATATTTTGAATAATAAGATTCATTTAAAACATATTGTATGTCAGTATCACCCAAACAATATTGTAAATTTCTAATTGTATATGTTCCACCACTAATAAAAAAATCATTAATAATATTTAATGGTATTGAATTTAATAGAGAAATATAATTATTTGTACAGTCAACATATCTAACAAAAGTATAATATTGTAAATTTGTATTTCCACTAAATGTTATTTTTACATAATCATCTTTTTTGGCATTAATACAAAAATCATTAGATACTTTAATAGAAAATTCCTCAGTAAATCCACCAAGTGTTGAATATGTGAATCCAGTAATATTAATTGGTGTAATTGAACCTGAATATAAAAAATAATCTATATTATCAACAATTTTTATTATATATTCATAATCGTGATATTTAATAATTATAGAATATGGCTCACTATTGGTAATAAAAGTAAAACCTGTATACAAAGAATAATTTAATGGATTCATATGTCTCGCGACATCATAATCAGTAAAAATAAGTTTTGGAACCGGATCAGTTGCATTAAGATTATAATTAAAAAAATGTTTTATTATATATGTCTTTCCCAACATATATTCAGATTCATATCCAGATGTTGGAAAAACACCACCCACATCTTTTAAATGATATTCATTATGTTTATTATCACCCAATTTAATATATGCTTTATATCTAAATGTATTACCACTATCAGAAAGATAATTAGATCTAATCAAATAACCTTTTTGATCAACATTATATAAATCGTTTTCTGTTTTATTACTTTGATTAGTTAAAAGAACTTTGTGTTTTGTTTTTAAATAAGCGTTATCAATATTATAATATCTTTGTGTCAAATCTAAATTTGATGTACTACAAACATCAACAGTATCAATGTTAACCATAAAATTATTTATAATATCAAATTCGTTATACATATCATAAATACACCAAGTCTTTCCAACCATTGCATTTTTAGCATAAATATCATGTAATGTATTTACATATTGATAAGTAATACCAGATAAACATTTTTGATATTTAAAATAATTATCTGGTATATAAGTGATACCACTAGAGTAATCGTCCAATCTTTCGGTTCTTATCCAAGTGGAATTTATTAAATTCCAATCATATTTAAGATTCCAGTTATCTCTCATTAAAAATAATAGTTTTTTATTATATATTAAATTGACATCACCCCTTTTTTGTTTTAAACTTTTAAGTTTTTATAACATAAAAATAAAAAATGGGTTTTTATTTTAATATATAATTTTTGATTTTAAGGCTTTTTTTGGCATGTATGTAAAAATGAATAGTTTAAAAAATAAATCAAAAATATGTCCGAACAACAAGAAAAAATGACAATGATATTAAGAAATTTTATAGATGAAATTTCAAGGGATTTTAATCTCA